TTCAGATTGATTTGATAATCTTACTCTCCGAATATAGAAACGACTTTCGGGATAATGTAAACCTGGAGTAGCACCAGCCAATAACGAAACTGTACCGCTTGGTTTAACTGAAGTAGTTTTAATTGAACGTGGTATTGCAAACCAATCTGAATACATCTTATCCCACTCTTGTATTGTATCATAACCGCTCTCCAACCAATTTCTAAGTTCATCTAATCCTCGATTTGTTATAAACTGAGCAACACCACTTACACTACAACCTATTCTACGATTTCGTAACATAACTCTGTTAGTGTCTGACCAATGTGTTCTACCAAGTGTTACCGATTTGGCATACAGATAAGCATATTTTAATGTTCTTTGATAGTCCTCTAATGAATCGTGATTGTTTGGAAACGTCTCTACTAAACAACATAACTCATATGATTCAAGTGATTGTTCAAGACAAGGATTACCACCAGCTACTCTATGATCTTTATTATCACCACCATTTTTCATTCGTGAGTAGTGTCTCATATTCTCTAACCAAGCAAAACCTGGTTCACCATTATCTACAATTCTTTCTGCTGCTTCTGTATAATCCATACCAAGTTCTGCAAAGATAGAATTGTTAGATGTCCACCCAAATATTTCTCTATGTGGATTTACTTTATAATTTTTTAAATCTAAATATTCTTCTGAGTCGGGGTCACCAAAAACTATCTCAGCTGTTCTACGAACATTACCAGCAACTACACACTTACCAATCAAATTCATTATATCTACAATAGTAGTTACAGAAATAGGTTCTCCACTATTATCTTCTAATACGTTTCTAATATCATTATGAATTTCTTTTAGTGGTTCAGGACCTGAACTCACTCCACCAAAACCTTTGATTGGTTCACCTAAAGCTCTTATTTGATTATAATCAAACTCTATTGGTGATGTTCCGAGAAAATAACTCTCCAATAATAAACGAAGTGATTCTACCCAACCCTCTCTTGTATCAGGTATCATATAGATTTCTTCATTTCTATTACGATTTACACCTTTAATTACGATCTTACCAGCACCTTTTGTATCGAATCCTACACCAACACCTAACATACTTGCATCCATAAGGAAACAAAATGGTTTTGAGTAATCTTCTTTTAGTGTTTTTGTTGATACGAATGCACAATTGTTTAGTGCCGCATAAAGACCTTTTTCTTCTGTGATTGCTGTTCCCATCGCCCACAAACCACGCCCTGGTGGTAAGAATTTCATATTGAAAATTCTCTCATACATTTCTTGAGCTGATTTTTGAGCTTGCCATGCATTCCAACCTAATTGATAATTATCAATATGGTTTTTTTGCATTGAATAAGTTCCTTCTACAACCCTCTTAACCGTTTCCCACCAACGTTCATTTTTACCATCTTCTTTGATACGAGAATAGGTTCTCATATAAACCAATTCACCTAAGCCATTAAAACCAAACGGTGGTTTCTTTTTCTTGTATTTATTTATAAAATTTTCTGATAACTTAAATTTTTCCACTATGTCTGGCTCCAATGTTTTCTTTTATTAACCCTTCCCAAAATATAACTATAATATATATTAAATTAAAAACAAACTATTTAAAATTTTTATGATTTTTAAATAATTTTTTCTTAGTAGTTTTATTCAAACCCTTCTACTTCAGTTTTTTTCATATCTTTATACTTGCTTGCTAATAATTGTCTCTTAAATTCTTCACTATTATCCATTTTACCTTGTTGTTCTTTACCTGGTTGACTATTACCAGCATAGATTTCTATCTTACCAAGATTAGTGTTCATATTCATTGGGTAAGTTATACCATCAATACCAAATCTGTTTTTAATGATGTGGCATCTTGCAGTATGACTTAACTTGTCTTGTGCTTGTCTACTTATACTTAATACAAAATCTGCTATCATAATCTTACTATATGATTCTGCAATCTTTGTTGCTTCAATCACTTCTTCTTCTAATGCTGAACGATTAGCTTGTGATGCAGTCCATATTGGAACTTTGAACTCACCAGCTAATCCTCTTAAATCTTCATAAACTGCACCTAACTGATGCCTTACCTCTCTCATACCACTATTATCTCTCAATATATCTGCATAATCAACAATAACCAAATCGGGTTTTATACTTTTCAATTCTAATTGTTTTAAATGTGCTGAAAGTGTATTAACGGTTGCTGCACGTGTTGGATAATATTTAATAATCATTCTACCTTCAAGTGAATCAATTATTTTTTTAACTTCTTCTTTTTGAAACTTAATATTTTGTGTGGATATACCACTAAAAATTGTATCATACCTCAAACCAACATATGTTTCATTTAATTCTAAAGTATAATGTACTACTGTAAATCCTCTCTTAATTGCGCCTGCTGCAATTGTCTGAAGTAACCAAGTCTTACCAACACCTGCTGGCGCAACTACAACACCCAACTCACCTTCACCCAAACCACCATCCATAACTTCATCTATGATATCCCACGGCGTTTTTATTGTAATTCTTGTAGCTTTAGTTAATCTTTCTTCTATACCTACATTATAATCATGTCCAATATCAACAGGAGTTCCTGCTTTCATAGCATTATCTATAACTGTTTTTATACCATCATAGTTTTGATTTTCTAATAGAGTTACAGATTCCATAATAGCAGATTTAAGAACTTGATTTTTACAAAATTCTAATGTTTTTTCTTGAACAAATGGTAAATCATTTGCTTCTCTTTGTCTCCAAGAATCTTTTAATGCCTCAACAATAGTTAATTTTAATACATCATTCTCAACGTCATCTACTGCTATCTTTAAAGCTTCTAATGTTGGTGTAGTTTTATATTTTATAAAGTATTTATATGTTTCTTTAACTATCCAGCTATTAGCATCAGACTCAAAATATTCTGGCTGAAGAACTTCCATAACAGTTTGTAAAAACATAGTATCTAACAAACAAGATGTGATAATCTTTGATTGAAAGCTTGTTCCAAACTGCGTTAAAGAATTATTCTCCATATAACTCCTTTGTTAGTTTTGATCTACCCAAATTTAATTTCCGTTGTCTGTATTTTTCTTTCATTTTCTTCAGAATATCTTCTTTATTTCTATAATAATAACCCATTTGCCATTTTCTCTGAGCTTCTTTCCTATCTTTAACAGTATAATATATTTTTTTTCTACCCATTAGTTTGCTCCGCATATTTATCCATTGTGGTAAAATTCTGAGCTAACCAACTACTTACATTCGGTAGATTCTGAAATAATCTATCTTCCATGAACATGGATTCGAATTTGTATTTTATTAATCTTCTTATAGGACCTCTAACTACATCAATCAATTTTGTTTTAGTTGAAGCACTTATATTTACATCTTCTAACTGCATCAACTTATAATTACGTTCTAATAACTCTTTATTCTGTAGTATCTTAACAAAAAAATTATTACCATCATCTTTATGTTGATGTGCGTATTTATATATCTTCTGTAAACTATAACTATTATTCTCTTCTCCCAAAGTTGGTATGTTTTTTACCAAAGTTTTAGTTGCTATTCCTTTTACACCATTTATATTATCAGATTTATCTCCTTCAAATACTTTAGCCATAATAAAATTGTCTGAAGTTACACGGTATTCTTCTAAAACTGCTTCTTTGTCATATAATTTCTTTTTTGTAGGAGACCAAACCTTGATATCATCAGATACTAGTTGTAAGAAATCTTTGTCGGTTGACATTATAATTTTCTCACCGTCTTTGATTACATTTTTTGCAATATATGCTATAGCATCATCTGCTTCGATACCATCTACGGATATAGTAGTTAATGGTAATAATTCAAGATAATTTGCAACTCTTCTGAGCTGCATATACATATTTTTTCTTTCATCATCAACATTACCACCAATATTATCTACTCTATTGACTCTGTAAGAAGTTCTACGTTTATTTTTGTATTCGGAATATAATTTACGGCGACGGTTGCTCCCACCCTTACCATCAAATACAATGATAGTTCGGGTGGGATTAAACATATTAATGGCAAATCCTATGCTTTTAAGGAAACCAACAATGCCACCAACATGAATACCGTTATCATTTAAAGTCGGCATTACGCTGAACACTCTAATAAAAGTGTTCAAGCCGTCGACTATTAAGACTTTCTTATTTGTGTTCTGAAAGTCAACAGAACCACCTTTTTTCTTTATCTCATTCAGGATTGAAAGGTATCTGGCATTTGACATTATCCACCAACTACCTCATCTGTTTCAATAACATCATCAATTCCCAAATCTTTCATGTCATACTTCAATATAACTTTTTCGCAAATTTGGTCATAAACAAATGTTTTAAAATCAGGATCTGATAACTTCTCTCCGAATTCTTTTGATTGAAATTTGTGTTCTGCTCCTAAGTGATCGGTTATAGTATACCAAGCACCAGCTTGTTTTACTATACTATGATCTTTCATCACTTTTAACCAACTACCCACATCGTCAATACCACTCTCAAAATATAGAGGGAACTCACAACTTCTCAAAGGTGGACCTAAACGATTCTTGACAACTTGTGCAAGTATCGTCATACCAATCGTATTCTTCTTAGCATCTTTAATCTGACCTTTGTTTTTCAATCTAATTCTTGTAGATGCGTGGAATGGTAATGCTTTACCACCACTTGTAGTCCACGGGTCTCCAAACATAACTCCAAGTTTTTGTCTGAGTTGATTGGTAAATATTAAAGCAATCTTTTGTCTACCAATCATTTGAGTAATCTTTCTCATAGCTTTTGATAGAATGATTGCTTTACTTGTAGCCCAACCATCTTTATCAAACTCAGCCTCTAACTCTATTTTAGTTGTTGCAGCTGCAAGTGAATCTACAAGAATGGTTACTAACCTATCTTTATCTGATTCACGAACTTTAGATATGATTTCTTCTATAGCTGTAAAAATATCTTCAACTGTTTCTAAATGTAGGTATAACATACTGCTTACATCTACACCAATAACTTTTAAAAAATCTTGACTAACTGATGTTTCAGTATCTATATAAACTGCTACACCACCTTTTTTCTGAGTCTCAGCTAAAAGATGTGCACCAACTAATGATTTACCACTTGACTCTAATCCATTGATTTCTGTAATTCTACCTACTGCGGCGCCACCGTGTGGTCTATTAGAAATTGCTAAATCTAATAATGTAGAACCTGTTGAAATAAAGTCTTTTATATCTGTAGGTGTCGTGTCAGAACCATCAAGGAAGTAAGCGACTTTCATATCTTTAAACTGTTTATTTAAACTAGCGGCAAGTTGCCCTGCCAATTCGTCTCTTGTTGACATATAATGTCTCCTAAATTTATATAACTTAGGGGAGCGAAAGTCGGAACTCTCACTCCCCAACTTATTAGTCTTCTATTAGTTATTAAACAGATCGTCAAATGCTGCTGAAACATCCTCAGTAGATTTTACATCTTCCTTCACTACTGATTTTGTTACAGATTCTTCTTTCGACTCTTCTTCTTCTGGATTCAACCAAGTATTCAGAACTTCAGTAAGTTCATCATAAGTTTGTTCCTGATATATCTCAGTAATATCCTTTTGGTTGTCCATTAGATTTTCAAGAAGAGTAGCATCTTCTGTAATCGGGGTTTGATTTGGTTTAACCCTGATATTTGTTTTTGGAAACGAAGCTCCAACTTCTTCTGCTGTCTTGAACTCTACCGTAATATCACGACCATTCATTGAGTCGGTAATATCACCATAATCAGGATCAGCAATAATGGAAAGCAGTTCTTGATAAACTGTTTTACCAAAACCCCAAAACTTAACACCTTGTGTTTCTTCACCACGAATTACTACTGGAGCAAACGTTCTCATTTTAGATTCGATCTTACGAGCTAATTGATAGTCTTCCTTATTACCCGAAGCTTTGAGTTTTTGAGAAAACTCTTCGATTGGGTCAGGACGACCAAATGACATTGGTGAAAGATAAGATTTTCTACCTAAATCATAATGAAAAAATAACTCGATGAAAGGGTTGTCCTTATTGTGTTTATAAGGTACGATTCTTACTTGAGTTGTGCCGGGCGACGGCTTCCATAGATTTGAGGTACGATTGTTTGTGATTTGAAGTTGACCTAGACGCTTCTTCAATGCGTTAATATCCATTAGATATCTCCTATTTGTTATTAATTAAGTTTAATTGTTTAATTGTTACTGTTCTTTGTGTAACCATTTTCATACATAAATAAGTATTATGTATATTCTCCAAAATACATTTTATTTTTCGTCTATGTCAGATTTCCAAGTTTTTGTATGTATTATCGAATATACCCTCGTTGGTATTTCATATAATCCCTCATCATTTGTCAATAACATGCGATTTCTATAATTCTCCCAGGGTATTGGGAATGAATTATCTAATATACCATTGTTTA